TTACCCATTGGCGCGGCTTAAGAGCTTATTTTTGAATTCACAATGGTCACGATATAACCATCTTGCTCGACCGTGGATAACTTTGGCTTTTGGCAGGTCGCCGGACTTAATCCGGTCGTAGATGAAGGTTTTACCAAAGCCAGTATCGGCCATGATGAATTTCAAATCAACCAGTGAATCAGGTTGTAGTTCGTGTTGCATGAGTGCTATCTCCGAATAGGGAATCGAACCTGCAAATCAGGCAAGAAAAAACCGCCATCAGGCGGCTTGGTGTTCTTTCAGTTCTTCAATTCGAATATTGGTTACATTGTTTTCATATATGAATAAATAAATTAGCTTTTTTCGTTGCCTTCGCGTTCTTTATTAATTTTGACAAAATCGTTTTTACCACGCTCTCCAAATGCGTCTTTAGAGTCGTTGTATCCGCAATCGCAGCACACATAATCATCAGACCATCCACGCATTGTTTTTTCTTTTGCAATATTTCCAGAACCGCATTTTGGACAAGACATATCACTACCTCCAAAGCATGAGAGAGATGACAACGTAACATTGATTGGAGATTAACAATAGATTGCTGATGTAAAAGATATGTATAAGCTTAGCTATCAAAGGGGAGGCTCTGGTAGCGGCATCCAGTGTGACGGTTTCCACGACGCACCAGGAATTATCCACCCATCATTAGCGTCAGGATGCCCCGGGATGTAAGTCGCCCATTTCATTCGCCAGTCACCTTTCCTGTCAAACTCCCTGGCAACAAGAACGGCTGTTTTGGTATCCGGCATTCGCTCACTACAGCTTATCCAACCATCAGGAGTTACCGGAGAGTTGCCGGGTTCTTTAATGTGCAAGCGAGGCTCACCATCTTTTGGCTCAGGCCACTGGCGCTCCATGTTGATCTTCAATTTATCTTCCATAGCAACGTTAATTTCAGCATCGCTGATGCCAGCACGGCGCTGTGCATCCCACAACAGAAACTGCATATCAGCCCACTCGCTAAGATCGTCTGGTTCGGCTGCGGCTTCCAGTGCCTCTTTTGAGAGATGTTTCAGCGGACCAATGGGGCCAACGCAGCCAAATGTGGAGTCAGACCATTTGGCATGCTCGTGGCGAATCTGTTCGCGTTCCAGTGATGCCAGCGCAATTCGTGCCAGTTCTTCCGCTTCTTCTGCTGGCAGTACAACGTTGCTACCCGGTCCGTATGTTTCGCGCCACTGCTGGATTGTCAGCAGGCGTTCTTTGGTAATAGTGGTCATAGCTATTTCACCTTAATCTCAACATTTCGCAGCTTTAGCTCTACTGGCAGGTCTGACTTTCCGGTTAATGCTAATGCGAGATTTTCTGGAGTAATGAGAGCAGTTATTGTTTTCCCCCTCGCCAGACGAATAATCATTCGTATCTCGCAATCGTCACATGCTCCCGGTCGAACAATTGAGATTTGTCCGTTCATCTCACTCTCCTTTGATGCGAATGCCAGCGGCGCGCTCGGCTTCACTTTGTTCCCAAAACCACTTGTGAAGCGCCATAAGCTTTTCGTCAATCGGTGCATATTTGCGATTAAAGTAGGCCTGAGCATCTTTCTCAGATTCGTCCGGTAATTCGCCAGGGCCAAACAGTGTGTTATAAATCCATGCTAGTCCGCTCTTAGCGTCGCCAGTTGCCTGCCATTCGATAATGGCAGCCTGCATGACCAGAATGTTTTTCCCGATTAACAGGTCCAGTTCTTTGTACCGGTTGCGGATGTATGCATTCTCGCTTTGTAATTTTGCGTTGCGCTTTTCTGAGGCTTCAAGTAACGCCTGCTTATCGCGTAGCGCTTCTTCCAGTTCAGCAACATGGCATTCGCTATCAATAAGGTTGTTCTCTGCTGCTTCAAGCTCAACACGCAGCTTCCCTACTGTTAGCGCAATATCCTCGTTCTCCTGGTCACGGCGTTTGATGTATTGCTGGTTTCTTTCCTGTTCATCCAGCAGTGCCAGCACGGTAGCCGGGTTAGCCTCTGCTATGAATTCAGCGTTTGCATAAGCCTGAGCATCTGATTCAATCAGGCAGTTAACATGACATTCCGCAATCACGCCACCGGGTTCTCCTTTCCATTTTTGGCAAACAAAAACTCCTGTTAAATTGCCGTGCTGGTTAACAGATGTATGCCCTACGATGTAGCTTCCTTTAGTTGCTTTCTCTGCCTTTTCACGCAGTGCCTGATAATTAATTTCGCTCACTTCGAACCTCTCTGTTTACTGATAAGCTCCAGATCTTGCTGGCAACTGGCACAAGTCCGACAACCCTGAACGGCCAGTCGTCTTCGTTCATCTATCGGATCGCCACACTCACAACAATGAGTGGCAGATATAGCCTGGTGGTTCAGGCGGCGCATTTTTATTGCTGTGTTGCGCTGTAATTCTTCAATTTCTGATGCTGAATCAATTATGTCTGCCATCTTTCATTAATCCCTGAATTGTTGGTTAATACGCTTGAGGGTGAATGCGAATAATAAAAAAGGAGCCTGTAGCTCCCTGATGATTTTGCTTTTCATGTTCACCGTTCCTTAAAGACGCCGTTCAACATGCCGATCGCCAGGCTTAAATGAGTCGGTGTGAATCCCATCAGCGTTACCGTTTCGCGGTGCTTCTTTAGTACGCTACGGCAAATGTCATCGACGTTTTTATCCGGAAACTGCTGTCTGGCTTTTTTGATTTCAGAATTAGCCTGACGGGCAATGCTGCGAAGGGCGTTTTCTTGCTGAGGTGTCAT